TTGTTGATGTATTCCAATTACCTATAGAGATATCAGCATAACCAGCATTAGCAGCTAACGCACTATTAACAATTGAAAGATTACCTGTTGGCAATGCCATTGTCATCAAGAGTGGCATGGCTAGATAAGATTCTCTGTAGCTCATATATTTATTTGAGTTTGAGAGTTGACTCGTATCGATAATCGATTGAGAATTTGAGTAATTTTGATTTTGGTTGTCTAAGATGTTAACCCAGTCTTTTCTCACGAAGACGTTGGGGCTTCCTTCCACTTCTTGGGATAGGTCAAATACTAGTTTATCACACATTAGGAATAATAGTTTATTAATCTTTAAATATCTTTAAGGATTAATAATAAATAATAAATTACATATGCATCACAATATTCTTTCTTGGTGTAGATGTAGGTGGTGCAATATTTAGATTTGATAATTTTGAACTTAAACTTTTAGGTAGTCCTTTACCTTGTGAAACACCTGCTCGGGTATATGGATTAATTCCAGTAGTTGAAATATAATCATCCATATCCATGTATGATGATGCACCACCTCCACCACCTGTTCGTAAAAGGACTGAACCCATGCCTTCACCTTTTACAAATTTCATTCCTTTATGATATGCTGATAAGGCATGTAAATTAGACGCATTATGATGCGGTAACTGTATTGATCTAACTGAGTTATATACCATTAGTATTTAAAAGGAATTTAATCTTTAATTACATTTTAAAAGTTAATTTTTCCTTGATCAGAATGTTACGTAATTTGAATACAGCTTTTAACATATTATCTAGAGTAGCTAGTTTACTATTAATAACTTTTTCATGTTGTAATTCTGTATCATTTTTTAAATCATTAAATAATTTAGTTTTTTCATTATTAATATCAGTAATAAGAGTATTAAGTTTTGATTCGTCCATTATATATATAATATATTATTTGTTTAAATATATTATATATAATTATTATTTAAATATATTTATCATTTAGTTCCAAGAAAACCTTCATCTTTGTCTCTGAGAGTTAATAGAATAGTCATATTAGGGTCATTAATTGTAATTGGTTGAAGTGTAGGACTTAAAAATGTAAGACGTAATTCATTATATGTTCCATCAATCAATTTATTCCACATAAAATTAGGTGGTTTTTCAGATATTAATTCTCCTACACCTACATTACTGTTTAAACTATAAATAATGCTTGATGGTTGTGTATATGGATTATTAATATTTGATAATGAAAATAATAAACTACTATTTGGTTGAACTTGTGGTGCTAAGTTTGATAAATATGAAATAGTATCTACAGAATTTATAGATGCATAATTATTAGAAGCTGAAGGCGTCCCAAATGTAGCAGTTCCACCTACATTGTTATTACTTGCAAACCCAGCAGTGTATCCTACAATTGCATTAAATAAAGATGGAAAAGTAACAACAGAATTGAAAACAACTGTTGGCCATCCAGCTGGTGGAACTGTTCCGTCGGTAGGTGTTGATGTTGGAATTTGATATGTATTTAATTGAATTGCATATCTATTAGTGTTTACAAGTAACTCAAAAGGGTAATAATATGTCCCTGATACTGTCCAATATGTTCCATTTTGTAAACATGTATATTGAATAAAATTATTAATTGCTGATATATCCCATAACCCATCTGGAATGGTAACTGTATAAGTATTATTTGTTGTTCCATTCCAAGTATATGTGAAAGTATTATTACCATACGCTGATGTTATGTTGAACCATGAGTAATACATACTAATACTACTAACAGCTATATATTTATCTTTAAACACAACTGAATTAGGAAATTTATACACTAATTTATTATTTAACCCGTCTTGCACGAGATTTGTGCCATTCATTACGATTACGAACATTAATTATATATAATAGTTTGTTTTTAAATCCTTATATATTATTTATGGAACATGTATTTAGCACGTCTAATATTGTCATTTTTATTCATTGTAGTTTTGAGACCTACACCAAGTCCATGACCTTTCATAGGAATACTACTAATATTTTCTATTGATGATGAATATGATGATCTTTGTGATGGGTAGTGTTCAACCCCTAAATTGATTGGAACTTGTGACCCACCAAAATAAAATGGTGGTTTATACATTTCAGATTTCATTTGCGGTAATTCTTCATTTAGATGATCTAATTTCACATGATAATTATATATACCAGATATTGACATTAACTTTATATATGAATTAATCTTTATATGAATTAATCCAAATCTCCAAAAATATTATATATTATGAAACTTATTATATATATTTTAATTTTATATAGTAAGTTTTAAAAATAGAGTTAAAATTGGAATATTGGAATATATATTAATAACCTAACTGAATTAAGTCTTCCATAATTTCCTGACATTCTCTTTTCGGTAGTGATCCATTCTTAGATAATTTTAATAATAGTAATTTAAATTTTTTAATAAGAACAGATGAGTCATTACCCGCAAGAATCTCACCTTTCATCACATTAAATTGGTGAATGTCTTGTTCCATTGAATCTTTAGATGGTGTTGGAACGCTTAATTTATCCATAATTCCCGCTTTACTTGATACAGTATGTAAATAGTTCTTTTCATCTTCTGATAAATTAGATAGTTCATTAAATTTAGGAACTCCTCCACCAATAATAGTTTTAATTACATTTGATAAATTTCTAGATATTTTTTTAGATGGATAACCTTTTACTCCATATCCTTTTACATGTTTAAATGAAAATATATCGTCATCTAATCTATTTTTATTAATAATATACTTACCAAATGGAACATGTGTATGACCCTGTTTGATACCTTTAGTATTATCAATACGTTCAGATATTGGTTTAACAATACCAGATCCACGAGGTCTTCCAGCACGTTTACCAATACCAGCACCAATCATTACCTGTTGTGTATCTCCACCACGTGCAATATCAATAGCTGTTCTAACTGCTGGTATTGTTAATTGTAAACCATTACCTCCATTATCTGTAAATACCCAATCATAATTTTGTGTGAGGTTTTGAATAGCAAGTAATAAAACAGGCCCGTTAAAACTAACTACTTGTTGCCATCCTACCCCATGTGCATTATTCATAAAATTAATAATACCTCCTATAACCTGATTAGTAAAATAATTTTGTAATGCTGGATCTGGAACTGGATTACCTGCTGTTGCTGGAACTAATTGTGTGACTTGACCAACTTGATTTATTACAAGATTAATAACTTGATCCATTAATGGTGTTGCTTGTGCCATTAATGCTAATGAACCCATTGGACGAGGTTGTCCGGCTACATGAGGTGGTCCTGCTGGGGCTGGTGCTAATGGTTGATTAACTGGAACACCACCTGAATTTATAATTTGATCTGCTAATCTGCTCATATATGTTGATTCATTAACTTCTGGTAAAATAGATGATAAATTTTCTAATATTTTTATTGTTAATGATGGATCAACATTATTTTGAGATTTAATTAATTGATCTAACAATGTTCTTATTTGTGATGGTGCTGGTATTTTATCTGTATATTCAATTAATGCTTTATAACCTGTTTGATTAATTTGATTTTGTTGTGCTGGTAATGCTTGATTACTTACATTAATAAAAATATTTTTAAGTTGTTCATATTTAGTAGAACCAATAATTGGAACGCCCCCTGCTGGTGGAGGTGTTGGTGCTGCTATAAATGAATCCATAGCATTAAATTTATCTCTTATAGTATTTCTTAATGGTGATACAATAGGTGAACTTATTAATCTAAATTGAATATCATCATATGACCTTTTCAATTTAGCAAAATCTCCAACATTAATACCGATGTTATCAGATCCGACAGGTCTATCAAATGCACTTTTTAGAGTTGAATTAATATCTTTAGTTTTACTAAATATATCTTGAATAAATAAATACATATTTTCAGCATCATTAGCATCACCAGCAATTCCATAAGAATATTTCTTTTTAAGTTGTGGGACTAGTTCTTTAACATTCTGTGCAAGCCATACTAAAAATGACCCATCACCATTAAGAGGAGATGATTGAACGCGTTGTAAAACTAATTGAATCATTTGTGGTGTAGCTACACCTTTAAATTCTCCAATAATATTAATTTTTAATTTTTCTACATCCATTAAAATTTCTGCTGTTGTTCTTGTGTCTTTCATTGTAGATCTGGGAGGTAATGCCCCTGTTTCTAAATAATTTTTATTTGCTTGTAAATTCATATCATCTATATTAGCCCTTAAAGCTAAGGCGTCCATATATTCATTTCTAAAATTTGCAATGTCTTTTTCATACCTATAAGGTTGACCACTCATATTATTATTTAATAATAATATGTGTTTAAATATTAAATGTAATTTAATGTTTTTGATTAAACATTTTAATGTTTAATCTTTAAATGTCATTTAAGAATACACAGGATAACATGATACATCAGCACCATTATGAAATAATTTTTCATTACAGATTTTATTAAATTCATCAGTTATATCAGCTTCAAATCCATTATTCCAATCTTCAACTAAACATTTGATATTTCCAATAAATGCGTCTTTTTGTGATTGTTGTAGATCAGATATATTAACTAAAGGATGATAACCAAGTCTATTAGCAACTATTACTTTAAATATAGTTAAAATATTCTTCTTCTTTTCTTCATTCTTCTCTTCTTCGGTCATTAACAAAATCTTTTCTTCTTGTTCTATCGCTTCAAGTCTTTCACCTTCAAGAAGTTTCTCAACTGTTGAAGTATCTTTCAACATTTCTTTCTCATAATCGTTTGGTTCTTGATATGGTATATCTTTAACCCATTCAACATCTTTTTTATATAAAACATCAGAATTTTGCATAACCTTAGGTATATCAGTTTCATTAATAGTTTCCATTATATATACTATATAGTTATTTCTTTAAAAGGTTTTATTGATGCTTTTATAGAGTTTAATGGAGGTTTTAATTCATCTATTATAGACTGTTCAAAACATGTTCCTTCAGATAGTAAGTTTATATCAATTTCATTTATTTTACTAAATGTGAAGTTATCCCATCCACCGTTATTACGTATATACACATATAATTTACACCAATACAATTTTCCTACTTTATTCTTTACATTCTTTTTATGGTGACTCTTTCGTCTTGATAAATTTAATGTTGAACCGATATAAAACTGTTCTTTATCAGTATTATTTTCAATTTTATATATATAACATTTCATAATATTATATATAGATTATTATTCTTTATTTCTTTTTCATAGCTCTAATACGCGCCATATGGTCTTTAGCTTCTTGAGATCCCTTTTTAAATCCCCTTCCAGTAGTATTACGGGTTTCCATTTCATTTACTGCCCTAGATGATCCAGCATTGATTAAATTGGCTGTTGCATTCGCTGCAGTATTCTTTAACATCTTTCCAGTAGCACCTCTACCTTTTAATCCTGAACCCATGCCAAGATATTTTAATCCACCTACATTAGGTTGACCAGCATTTGCACCCATATCAATACCTTTTGTATATGGTGAAATTTGTGCGGTTGTTCGTTGTGCATCCTTTTCTTTCCTACTTAACCCCATACCGCTTGATTTTGTAGGAGTTCTATAAGATGGTGGCATTACTGCAGGTTTAAATTTAGGTTCTTCAACTGCACTTCTCATAATACCTTCACCTAACATTTTGAAACCTTTAATAACTGATTTTTTAACACCATGTTTTTGATGGAGTTTAGCAATATCATTATGTAATGAATTCATTTTTTTAATAATTTTTTGTTCGCTTAAACTACCTCCTTGCATTTCGTCATCACTTGATGAATCTGAATCATATTCCATTATTTTATTAACTTCCCCTTTCTTTAAAGCTTTTACACCAAATCCAAAAATATTCTTTTTAGCTTTATCAAGAATATCAGTTGAATGTTCTGCTATTGGATTAAATGTTTTAGGAATAATTTTCATATCTTTTTTAGTTGTTCTAGTTAATGCACTAACTGGGTCAAATATACTTTTTACTACTTTAATATCTTTATTATGTGATCCAATAATAGCAGGATTTAAAGTTGTATTATCTCCGCCTACTAAATTCATATTGGCTAAATTCTCAGCAATATGTCCAGATTGTGAATGAGTGACTAAATCAACATTACTTTTACCATATTTTTCATTCGCTTGTTTTTGAATCCTTTCAGCATTTTTATGTCTATTAGAATATTGATGTAATCCTAATGGAATTAAAGCATTATTTGACCAATCCTTTAATGTGTCAGTCCCTGCAATTGTATGAACTGCCTTTCCTGTGTTAGGATCATAATATACCTTATCACGTTTAGTTGATAAATCCTCATCTAGAATATAATTATCAATTTTTTTAGCATCTGATTTTTTCTTATATCCAGCCTCTACAAAATTTTTTAAATTCTTTTTCATTAATATATTAAAGATTTATTGTTTATATATTTTAATGAATTTAGTATTATTATTTTTACATTATGTATTTAATAGATCTTGTAAAGAATGTATATATATAAGGCATAACTTTCCTAAAAATTATAAGTGTATATATTATGATATACCAATTATAGAAGATAATAATAATTGTAGTAAATTTAAGCGAAAGAATATTGACTGGTAGTTTACCAAGTTAAGTTATATGATAACCAAGCTGGACTATATATAGGGGCGTCTTTCCATCGGTGGTTACGTCGCTGGAATGCTTCACGCCTCTTCTTGTCCATGTGTTTAGTGAAATCCTGACTATACATCAGACCAAAATGTTTTACATGGCCTAAATCATCCCTTATCATATACTTCTTATCTTTTCTCGTTGATATCTCAACGGGGTTTAATCCTAGCTTTTTGGCCTTTTTTTGAACTTTATTAATATCTGAGTATTCCCTCAATTCTTCTTCTTTAGTCATTAAACTTATATCTTTTTTACTTTTTATATATATTTACACTATTAAAAATTAAAATATTATTAAAATAAGTTATATATAAGGTCTATTTTAATTTTTAAAAGATCCAAGTCTCCAAAAATAATAAGAAAATACAAACTTACCCTAGAAAACATGATTCCATGAGCCAAGTTATGAAAACGGGCTTAAAATTGGAGATTTGGAATTAAATAAGTTAAAGATATAATTAGTATATATACTAATGGATATTAGAGTATTACCTGATAAAAAATTAGAGGAGATGTTAGAGAAGTATGTAGAGAAGAGTGAACGATATAAACACTTCGTCAATGAGGAGACTGACCGCACAGAGAAGAAGGTATTAGAAATTAGTCAAGAATTAAAAGAACGTGAGGAACAACGTAAACTATTACACGCCTTCATTCATTAAAAGTCTCCAAAAATATTTATATAAAACTGGAAAAATCCAAACTCATAAAATGACTTAAAGGTTTATTTACTTAATATATTAATGAATTTGGAGACTTTAATGACTACTGAATACCCAGAATATGGCGTATATGTCTCAATACTTGAGAACGAACAGAAGACTGCCAATTTTTATTGGGAATTTAGAATGGGTAAACATAAATATTCTAAAAAATACCTTTACGGATTTGATATGACAGAAGATAGTCGTATGTTATGGTCAGAGATTAGTATGGGAACTATTATTAATGATATGGCTAACTTCTTTGATCATACATTAAGATTATATATTTCATCAACAAAAATTTCTAAAGATGATATTATATTACTTACTAAATTAACTAATAAAATATCTAAACAACAAAACCTTAAAAACGTTTACGGATTTTATGAAGTTATTATTACAGATGATAATTTTTATAATAAATTAAATAGATCATGTGACCACCTACTACCGATTAGTAGAAATAATGTAATTAATTTAATGACAGGGCAAATTAGACCAATTACTAAAAATGATTATTTCACTTATAGATGTGATGTAGAATATACTACAAAACGAAGCCCTGAAATGTTAGAGATCATAAATAATATTATGTGTAATAATGAAGAAAATATTAAATACCTTCAGAAGATTTTAGGGTATTGTTTAACTGGTGATATTTCAGCTAGGGTTTACTTCATACTTTATGGTATCGGTGCTAATGGTAAAAGTATGATTTTAAATTTAATGAATAAAATATTGAAAGAACAATATCAAGCAGTTTCAAAATGTGTATTTATTAGTAATAATACTGGTAAAACAGGTGGTTCTGAAGTATTACAACTAAAAGATTGTAGATGTGCTACATTCAGTGAAACAGAAGCTAATGATTCGTTGAATGAAGCTATTATTAAAATGATTAGTG